TAGTGACTTAGATGCAATGGAAGTTAACTTCTTATCTGAGCGTGCTGTTTGTACTTTAGGTGCGAATAACTTTGTATTATTCCGTTACGGAGCATAATAACAAATGATTAAATCAAGAGAGGGACATCAGTGTCCCTCTCTATTTTTTTAGTAACAACTTAAATTAAATAAAATGAAAACAAACACAACAACAGTAGATAAGACCTACAAATTAAAAAGCAATGCAACGCCAATATCTTTTACGTTGCCATCTAGGAATACATCTAGATTTCCACTTCTTCACTTTGATGAAGAACAAAATATTAACAGGCCTTTGCGATATGCAAGAAATCAAAAATCACCATTCGAAGATGAACAAGACGGAAACTTTCTTCTTGAACCTGTTATTTTTGATGATGGATTTTTAACTGTTCCAAGAACAAATCCTGTTCTACAACAATTCTTACATTATCATCCTATGAATGGAAATGTTTTTGTAGAAGTAAACAAAACAGTTGATGCTGCAAAAGAAGTTGAAGATTTAAACTTTGAAGTAGACGCATTAATTGAAGCAAGACAACTAAGCATTGAGCAACTTGAAGTAGTAAGTAGAGTAATGTTTCAAAAAGATGTTACAACCGTATCAACTGCAGAGTTGCGTAGAGATGTATTAATATATGCTAAAAGAGAACCTAAATCATTTTTAGAAATACTTAATGACCCTTTACTTAAATTACAATCAAATGTGCAATTATTTTTTGCTCATAACTTATTGCAATTTAGGAATGGACAAAGAGAAGTATGGTTCAATACAAAGAGTAACAAGAAGAAAATGATGGGCATACCATTTGGTGAAGACCCATATGAAACAGTTGCTTTGTTCTTGAAGTCAGATGATGGTCTTGAGGTTCTAAAGTTCTTAGAAATAAGTCTAAAATAATTGTTATATTTGCATTGTTATTAACAACTAAAAACTTTTAAAATGAACAGAAAATTTTTACAATTTACAATTGGAGCGGCAAATGCTCTTGAAAAAAAATTATTCTCGGCTAACGCTGATTATTTTATCTCAATGCCTACTGATGTCACATTGAAGTTTCATGCTTATTCAGCACATGCAGGATCTGATGAAATTTTAATTACGTTTACTACTAATGACCCTTCATATGCATCACACTATGCAGTTATTAATGCATTAGCTTCTGCTAATAGTGCATCATCTAATCCTACTGTAATTATTGTTCCTGCATTACCAATGGTTGGAGCGACACAACAATTAATTTCAACTATAACATTTTTATAATATTAATTAATTTTAAAACAAGGAGGCACTTTAATAGAGTGCCTTTTTTTTTATTATCTTTGTAGTATGATAAACTCTGTAAGGAATACTGTAATTGCTATTTTAAATAAAAATAACTACGGATATATTTCTCCATCTGATTTTAATTTGTATGCCCAACAAGCGCAATTAGAATTATTTATGAAATATTTTTCTGATTATAATACAATTATAAATAAGGAAAATGCTAGGGGGTCAGGAACAGATTATGCCGATTTTGGGAAATCTTTTGCTGAACAAGCGGAAGAGTTTATAGTAACAAAACCATTAACAAATACATCAATAACTACTACTTTATCAAATACATATTACCTTCCATCTTTAGTGACCACACTAGATGAAGAGTATATGATAAATAAAGTATTGTGCTATTCTAAGATACTTTCAAGTGGTGTAAATACATCTGTTGTTGCATCACAATTAATAGATTCATCAGCTAATTTTTCTTTAGCAGGAGTTTCAGTTGGAGACATTGTAACTAATACCTCAGTTGCTCCAATGGTAACAGCTACAGTAACATCTGTAAGTGCTACAATACTAGGGCTTTCTGCAAATATATTTACATTAGTATCTGAGTCTTATAGAATTGTTGATACTTCAGTTCAAAATGAAGCGGAAAAAGTTTCAGCAGGAAAGATAACATTATTAAATATGTCGCCTATTACATCTCCATCTGTTAACTACCCTGCATATACTCAAACAAGTGACTCAATAACTTTTTATCCATCAAGTATTATAAACTTACCATTGCAAGTTGAAGCAACTTACTTTAGATATCCTAAAGTTCCTAAGTGGACATTTATATCTTTAGCAAATGGTGAGCCTGTATTTGACCAATCACAACTTGATTACCAAGACTTTGAAATAGGAGAGCAAAATGAAACTTCATTAGTTGTCAAGATACTTCAGTATTGTGGTATATCAATTAGGGAAACATTAGTTGCTCAATTTGGAAAGCAAGAGGAGATGGAAAACAATGCACAAATACCATAATATATAAAACATGGCGTATATATCACAGTATGAATATTATGAGAATAATGGAAACAATCCCGATGACTTAAATTGGGGTTCGTACCAATATGTCAGTTTAGCTGATATAGTAACTAACTTTCTTTTAATGTACTCAGGAAATCATTCTTTGGTAAACAACGAAGAAAGATATAAGATATTGTTCCACGCAAAACGTGCAGTTCAAGAACTAAACTATGACGCATTTAAAGAAATAAAAATATTAGAATTAAATGTTCCAAATACATTAAGATATATCTTACCTTCTGACTATGTTAATTGGGTAAGAATATCTGTATATGAAAATGGTTTATTAAGACCATTAAGTGAAAACATTCAAACGCTTTCATCAAAAGCATATCTTCAAGACAACCTTTCAAATATATTATTTGACCAAGACGGCAACGCTCTTTCTCCTCAGTATTCTAGTATAGATTTTGATAGAATTACAGGGACAAAGAAGTCAATATACCTGAACAAAGCAAGCCAATTTAATGGACAAATGGGATATAATGTAGATGGATATTGGTATTTTGATTATGCTATAGGTGCAAGGTTTGGTTTAAATACAGAAACGGCAAATGCCAACCCTACATTTACAATAGATAAAAAATCAGGAGTTATTAATTTTGATTCAGGAATGTCTGAGAGGTTATGTATTCTTGAATATGTTTCTGATGGAATGGAAGGTGGAGATAACTCTTTGATTACTATAAACAAACTATTTGAGGCGTATGTTTATGCTTCTATAAAATATGAAATTTTAAATGCAAAGTTTGGTGTTCAGGAGTATATTATTCAAAGAGCCAAAAAGGATAAGCAGGCGTTGTTAAGAAATGCAAAGATAAGAATAAGCAATATTCATCCCGGTAGACTTTTAATGAATCTAAGGGGATTAGATAAAATGTTAAAATAATATGCCAAAGTTTACTAGAAATTTTACTGCAGGTAAGATGAACAAAACTTTCGATGAGAGAGTTGTTCCTAATGGCGAGTATATTGATGCAATGAATATCAGAATGGGTTCGACAGAAAATTCTGAATTTGGAGTTATTGAAAACACAAAAGGAAATATTTCACTTACAACTTTAAAGTTTCAAGGTACACCATTAAGTGTAGATGCTAGATGTATTGGTGCATATGAAGACGGCTCAATAGAGACTATTTATTGGTTTGTACATGACCCTAGTTTTCCAAATGGTAACACAGGTAAGCTTGACTTAGTTGTTTCATTCAATACAAATACATTTTCTTTAACGTATCATGTTATTACCATAGATAATGGTGGTGGTGTAGATACAACATTAAATTTTAATCCTCAGTATTTAATTACAGGGGTAAATAAAATAGAAGACTTATTATTTTTTACGGACAACTATAATGCTCCAAGGTCAATAAATGTAAATAGAGGTTATGCTATACCTTCGGGTGCTCCGCTTATTGATGCGGGTAGTGTTCCTGCAGCATTACTACTTGAAGAGTCATTGCTTGTAATTAAAAGACCACCTGTAGAAGCTCCAACTGTAAAGTTGGTAAACACTCCGGGAGAACAAAACTTTTTAGAAGAGAGGTTTATATCATTTGCTTATAGATATTTATATGCCGATGGTCAATACTCAGCTACATCTCAATGGTCTGACATTGCTTTTTCACCAAATGGATTTGAGTTAACTATTGAAGCATATTTGAACGAGGGAATGATAAATGCCTACAATGCTTGTGAAGTAACTTACTATACAGGAAACTCTCTTGTTTTAGGTATAGACTTATTATTTAAGCAGTCGGAAAGCAATATAATAAAAATAATTGATAAACAAAATAAGGCAGATTTAGGTATTCCAAATAATTCACCTAAAACTTTAACATTTGACAACAGTAAAATATTTACTGTTTTACCTGAAGCTGAGTTATTAAGGTTGTATGACAATGTCCCAAGATTTGCTCAAGCTCAAACGCTTATGGGCAATAGATTGATGTATGGAAACTATGTTGAAGGATATGATTTAGTATCACTTAATGGACAACCACTACAGCTTACATATGAAGCAAATTTAATACAAGAAGCTATAGCATCACAAGCTTTAGACTCAACCGCTCAAACTTCTGTTTATAATATAGATATAACATCTCCAAATTGGAGTGTACCTAGTTCTATTTTAAGAATAGATTTTGCTTCTTTAGCTTCGCCAACTTATGAGTCAAATTTAGTAGCAGGAGCTACAATACAAGTCCAATTTGTATTTAAACACGACAGTTATACAGGAGGCACGCCTACTCAACCGACAGGAGATACAGATATTTCATTGACATTTACTCTTGCTTCAAATTATTTAAGTCCATATGCTTTGTCTCAAAGTGCTGAATTTCAAGAATGGGTAGGGACAGTTGGAAATATACTTCCTGTATATGACCCAAGTCTTTCAGTTGATACGTCTTGTGATGGAAGCACGCTTACGGACGTATTTAATTGTGCTATACCTGCGAATCAAGCTAGTGGATGGGAAAAAAGAGCTTCAGGAATTATTCCTATTAGTGCTACACTACAACCAATAAAAATAATAGCAAGTAATTTAAATTCTTATATTGACTTGCAATTAGTTGCAATGCAATACGAAGACATAAACAATCTTGGAGATTATGCGTATGAATACTATAGCATAGTAAGCAGTATTGTTACATTTTCAAAACTTGGAAACGCGAGAAGCTTACACAGTAATAGGGGATATGAGATAGGAATTGTTTATATGGATGATTTTTTACGTTCATCAACAGCTCTTGTAAGCCCTTTAAATGTGGTTTACACCCCTTGTTCATCATCGGTAAATAAAAACTCAATACAAGTAACTATACCTGTATCACAAATAGCTCCATATTGGGCTACAAGATATAAGTTTGTAATAAAGCCTGACCAAGAAGGATACCAAACGGTATACTCAACCCTTGTAGTACAAGACGCAGATTTAATTTGGTTTTTACTTGAGGGTGAGAATATGCAAAAGGTTGAGGTTGGAGATAGACTTATTGTAAAAAAAGATTCAAATGGACCAACTGAAGACTGTATATATACAACTGTTTTAGAAAAAATAGCAAAACAAGCAGGAGGTAATTTTACTGTTGAAGGAGTATATATGCGTTTAGAAGCAGGTAATTTTAACTCAGAGGTTAGTCCTATTCCAATTTATAATGCAGATTCTTACGGAACTTCTGATACTTACCCATTTGCGACTACAAGAGTGAGTTGGTCAGACCCTGCTTTTCCTGTACCTCCTGCATTAACATATACGGACCTTGATGTCCCTGTTGGCTCTACAATAGGATTTATGTTATACACTTATAGAAACCCAAAAGTTGGATGTAAAAAAAGAGAAATTAATGGAGGTCAAAATTTCTCTTTTTTTACTGCTACTCAAAGTTATGCTAACTTAGAAAGTTGGTTTTTAGCAAATCAAACAGCTATTATGTCTACTTTTGATGCTATACAAGATGTAGATATGAATGTAACATTTAATGGAGTATATGCCTTAAGTACTTCTGCGATGAATACTTTTGTTTTAAGTAATAGAGACAGTGATGTCATGAAACTATATATAAATCGTGACCCCGTGACTAATATGTTAACTTTTCATATGTCGGGTACTGAAAGTTGTAATGGCAATAATTATTATGCAGTAGCAAGATTAAAATTTTCATTACAAAGAACTACAATAGATCCTGACTTTATATTTGAAACACTTCCAATAGATGCTTTGCCCGATGTGTTTTTTGAAAATAATTTGTCATTTACTATAAATCCTACTACAGGTGACCACAATGGAAATGTACAAACCCAAGATATTAATTCAGGTATACCTGCAATTATAAACACAGGATTTTTTAATTGTTTTTCTTTTGGCAATGGAGTTGAAAGTTATAAGATTAGAGATTCAATAGTAGGAAGGGAATTTAATCTTGGAGAAAGAGTAACATCTGTTTCTGCTCAAGATTATAAGGAAGCACATAGATTTTCAGACATAACATATAGCGGTATATACCACCCCGAGTCTAACTTAAATAAATTAAATGAGTTTAATTTAGGACTTTTAAATTATAAATATTTAGAGTCTTCTTTTGGATATATATATGTTTTAGATGGTAGAGAAACAGATGTGTTATGTCTTCAAGAAGATAAGATATCATATGTATTAGCAGGAAAGAATTTATTGTCAGATGCAGGAGCAGGTAGAGCATTGACTGCAGTTCCTGAAGTATTAGGAACTCAAATTGCAAGAACTGAACAATACGGAATAAGCCATAACCCTGAAAGTTATGTTCAATGGGGTGCTGATAGATATTTTACTGATACAAAGAAAGGTGCTGTAATTAATATTCAAGGAAATTCAATGCAAAGCGACCAACTAAGAGTAATATCTGAATTTGGAATGAGGACTTGGTTTAGAGATGAATTTATTGATGCTCAAACTACACAGAAACTTGGAGGCTTTGACCCATACATGAATGAGTATGTACTAACAAGTAATGACATACAAGTGCCAAGTATTATAGAATGTATTGGATGTGGTCAAATAAATTCATTTAACATAGACAATACAGGTAAACCTGAAAAGGTGATAAGTTATTGCGTAAAGTTAACTAACTGTGTTGCTGATGGAAATATTGTTGTAACAACAACAAGCATGTCGGTTGGCTCTTCTATTACTATAGCGATTACTTATAATGGAAGTATTGCATCAATAGGTGCTATTTCTGCAATTGGAACAATAAGTCTTCCTTATTCTGTATATAACCCTACTGTGTTAGAGCTTGAAGTTAGTTTAACTATTTCAGCAAATGCAGTTGTAGTTTTTGATGTTGACAATCAATGTCAAGACTGTAATGAAATATTTTTAGTTCAAGTAGTAATTACTGACGGTTCAAATGCGGGAATGTTTATACACAATCAATATAATTATACTGACACTTTAATACCATATTCATCACCATTGCAAAGTAATCAAGTTACTTTTGCTTTACCAAGCTCCAATCCTCTTGTGTCATACTATAACATTGACGTAGGTTTTCAAGGTCAAGGAAGTTTTCCATATTCCGGAGTAGATACAAATGTATATACAAATAAAATAGGTTTTGATGACTTTGATGTCACAGACCCTCCTAATAAATTTTATTATCACACAAGCAATACACATTATCTTAATAACCCGGCAAGTATTACAACACTTTTATCTGTTGCTAACCCTATAACTCCACTTACGCAAAGTGGAACTCAATGGAAAGGAACTTTCACTACTCCTTTGTTACAGAATTACTTGTATTTAATTTGGGACTTAAGACAAAGTACGGCAGTAGATTTATGTTTTAGTGCAGAAGATTGTACAACTATTTGTGAAGATTGTTATACTCCTCCCCCTTGTAATTGTGGGTCTTGGCTTGTTGTAAATAATAATGATAGAACATGGAGTGGAATTCAATATGTTGATTGTAGTGGAAACAATGCTATAATTGGAGATACTTTCCCTGTTAATGGAGCGCTATTTATATGCGCTAGAGATTTCCCTGAAGCATTTAGAGCCCCAAATTTTACTTATATGGATTTAGGATGTTTTTGTTGTAGCGGTCAATGTGTAAATTTTGATATTGAAAATCTATCTGCTAATCCTATTGTGTTTAATGGTTTAGTAAATTGTGAAGCAACGGTTGCTTCACCTGTTCAGTTTATCCCTCTAACTACAAAAACAGATTTTTGTGTAAATAATTATTTAGATTTAGGATACTTTACTATACCTATAGGAATTGCAGATGTTGAATCATTAGATTTTACTTTTAACGAATGTGGATGTACAGGAATTTGCTGTTCTACTTATTATTTTTATTCAACAATTAACCAAAATATTTCTTATATAGATTGTAGTGGAGATTCAATTACACTTTCTATTAAAGCACGCACAGCAACATTTATTTGTCTTTCAGAACTACTTGACTCAGGTACATGTATTGTTACTCAATTAAATGAGTGTCAATGTTGTGTAACAGAGTGCTTTACTGTTCGCGCAAAAAATAATAATCCTGTTTTTTCCATCACTATAACTTCTACTGATACTACTTGTTTTAATTCTCCTACAACTATTAGTGCAGGCACGTCAGAATTTATTTGCGTTAACGAAGGAATAGAGTTAACTTATAGTGGAGGTGACCCTTTAAACTTAGACATAGAATTTATTGAATGTGATTGCGCACCAACTTAAAAATAAAAAATTATGCCTTTTACTTACTATTTAGATTCTACAGACCTTGCAACAGCAGAGCGAATATATGACGATGCTCTTATGTCATCTTTTGCCGCTCAAGGATATTATTCTGATGGTATTATTTGTAGATATTGGCATTACGATGTAATCCTTGACGATTGGATATTAGATCCTGCAACTTATTGTAATAATTAGATATGAGCTTTAAAACACTTACATACAGCCCTGCCGTTCAAGGATGGCCTTCATTCTACTCTTACAATCCTGATTGGATGATAGGAATGAATAACTATTTCTATTCTTTTAAAGGTGGGAATTTATATAGACATAGCTCAAACACTTTAAGAAATACATTTTACCAACAATGGTGGACTCAATCAGGTCAACCTACAAGTTCATTTTCTCCAACAACACTTAAAAGTGTTATAAATGACTTACCTCTTGAGAATAAATTATTTAAGACAATGGATTTAGTGGGAGATGCTCCTTGGGCCGCAACAATGACAACAGACTTACAGTATACAGGATTTATAGACCAAGATTGGTTTGATAAAAAAGAATCAACTTGGTTTGCGTTTGTAAGAAATAGTGGGAGTGGAGCTTTAAACCCAATGTCACCACCTGAATATCCATTAAGGAGTGTAAATGGAATAGGAAATAGTACAAGTGTTGTTTTTGGTGTAGGTACAGCACAAATCAACTTTTCAATAACTCCTCTTATTGCTATAGGAAGTATAATAAGCATTGGAGATATTCTTTACTTTTCAGTTCCTGCTATAATTTCGGGAACTTTTGATGCTGTAGGAGCAGGTACAGTAATAAATGTTGTTCAAAACTATGTTGCAGGAGATAACTATATTGTTATTGATACTACTCCCACCCCCATACCCTTCACTCCTATACCTTCACAAACAAAGTATTTCTTGTTTAGTAAAAACTCTGTCGCAGAATCTCACGGAGTATTGGGTCATTATTGTTTATTTGAATTATCAAATGACTACAATACTAAAGTAGAATTATTTGCTACTGAAAGCGAGTTAATGAAAAGTTTCCCTTAATTTTTTATATCTTTGTAGTTAAATGGACTTTAACATTAGACCACTTAATAGCAATGATTACGACAACATTCTTCTTGGATGGTGGAAGGATTGGGGATGGGTAGCTCCTCCAAAAGATTTCTTACCTCAAAATGGAGAAGGTGGTATCATCATTTTAGATGGCGATGTTCCTATTTGTGCAGGATTTTTATATGCGTCAAACTCAAATCTTTGTTGGGTTGATTGGATTATTTCAAATAAACAATATAGAAAAAAACCACATAGGACAGAGGCAATAAGATTATTGTTAAAAAATTTAACAACGATGGCTACTAATTTGGGGTTTAAATATTCATATGCACTTATAAAACATAGGCCACTCATTGAAAAGTATGAAGAGCTTGGATATGTTAAGGGTGATAATTACCAAGTAGAAATGATAAAAAAATTATAATATGGCAATCGCAACAGCAACAGCAGTAGCATTAGCAGGAGTGGCAGTATCAGCAGGTGGTGCAGCAATGTCTTTTACTCAGGCAAACAAACAAAAGAAACTTCAAAAAGAAGCTGAGTCAGAAGCAGACAAAGCAATGGCAATA